TTTCATTAATTGTAGGTTTGTCATTAGCACCAAAACCAAACTGTGATCTGAAATCTGCATCACTTTGCATTCTTCTAATCTGTTCACGCAAAGTTACGTCCATGTTGGCAACCTTACCACGAGCCTCACCTAGTAACTGTCTTTGACCAACTGTAAGATTACCTTGTTTCGGTGTTCTTCCTGTAAGTTTTTCTTTTAGCTCTCTAAATGCAGTTCTAGACAAAGATCTCTGCTCAACAGGCATAAGCAATTCCATTTGCTCACCAATAGGTAGACGTGATAAGTCACGTGCTCTTGTTACACCACCACGACCGGTAGTGGCGACCAAACCTTCAGCAATCAAATCAATATTTGCATCAAGTAGTTTTCTGTAATCTTCAAGTAAAAGATTGTTTCTACTTAATCTTTCTCTTACCAATTTAGCTGTAACAGGATCGATCTTTCTATAACCTTCAAGTTGGCTAACTATGCTTTCTACTTTTTGTACCTGTTCAGCTGTCAACTTGTAAGCAGGAAGTAGTCTTTCTTGTGTATCAATTGACGCTAGTCTTTGTCCAGTTGTAGGATCAATATCAGCACCACGAGCAGGTATTTCACCACGTCTAGTAATGATTAATTCTATGTTCTTGCTATCAAGTTCACCACCCAGCTTGCCTAATTCTGTGTTTTTAGCTCTTTCAATAAGTTCTCTAGCAGTTTTTCTGTTGGTGTAAGTATTTCTGGTGACAGCAACTAAGTTTTCAAATCCAAGTCCTGATATATCTTTGGTCTTTTCGAATACTTCTTTTGCTGCTTCATCAGTTAAGATAATGTCTTTTAGTTTTCTATATCCAACAGGACTTTGTGCACGAAGTTCTGCAATTGCTCTACCCAGTTTTGTGCCTGAAGTAACAGTTTGGTCAAAAACAGGTTTAAGAATTGTTGCAACATCTTCATCTATTTTGGCCAAAGCACCTAGTGAACGAGCAACATCTTTAGACCGAGCTTCTGTAAATGCTTTGCGTGTTCCACTAGCTACTTCATCAAGCTCACTTTCTACTGCCAATGCTCTCAGTGTCAAAGGATCTTGTGGCATTCTTGCTGAGACCTGTGCAACAGATGCACCTTCAGGAAGTTTGTCTAATTCTTTTTTAAATGTTTTACCGAATGTAGACTGTTTTAAGTCATCAGGAAGAGCTGAATATGCTGCTCTTGCATCACCACCTGTTTCAAATAAAAGTGATTGTGTTTTTAAGTCACCTTTAACTTGTGCAACCATAAAGTTTCTAAAGTCACCAGGTTCTGCTCTAATACTTCTAAATCCTGGTGCTTGCATAATTATTGCATTATCAGCAAAGTCATTAAATCCTTGCTTGGCAGCATTTTTAAGTGCATCTGTAGCTTTACCTGATTTAAGAACACCGCCGTATAAGCTGTTTACAGCTCTCCAGTTTTGACCGATAATTGGAGCGCCTGCTCTTACTGCAGTTGTAAACCCCTTTGCAATATCTAGCGAAGGATCAAGAAGATCACCAGCAAAAGCACCTGCCAGAATGAATTTTCGAGGGTAACCTTCTATACCTAAAATATCAGTGGCTTCTTGAACTTCTCCAAACAAACCGCGGTTTTCAGCAACGTTAAGCAAGATAGGACTTTCAGCAAAACCTTTTTCAGCACGACGACGCTCACGTGCTTCAGGAAGCTCTCCACCTCTGAGCGTAAGTTCTGAAAAGCCACCTGCAACAATATTTGGAATTGTAAGAGCAGATCTGAGAAGATAAGCACCAGTAGTTTCTTTCTTTGTGCCATAAGGTGTAGTTGACTGAAATATGCCTGATTCTACAAACTTCTCAGGATTCTTCTTTATTTCTTCAGCTTTGTCAGTTGTCCACCAAGGAACATCGGCTTCTTTTTCAACCTCAGCTCTTATTTCTTCTGGTGTTTTTTCAACTTGTTTTTGACTAACAGGTTCACCTAGTTCTGGCTGAATTTTAACTTGCTGTTCATAAACTTCTTTTGGTAATTCTGTGCCGTCAGCTAAAACAACGATCGTTCTCTTTTCACCTTTTCTAGCAGCTGCTTTTCTATCGATATCACCCTGAATTGTATCATTTAAATATGCTCTCTGCTCTTCAGTTATGTCAGGAACACCTTCACCTAATTCGATCTGTTTTGAGAAAGCACGGATGTAAGGATCTTGTGAGCCAACAGTTTCAGGCTGAAGATAAGTTTCTTTGTTTGTTAATCTTTCGCTTAGATCTTTTAAGACATCAAATGATTCTTGAATTGCACGTCTATCAAGTTCTTCACCTTTAATACCCTGTGCTTCTAGAGCAGCACGACGAGGCTGAACAATGTTGATTCTAAATGCTTCAACATCAGTTTCTGCTTTGTCTTTGTCTAGACCTAATTGCTCTTGGAAAATCTGTCCTATTTTAACATAGTCAATTCCTGAAGGTTGACGTGATTCAATACCGGCAATTGGTGTTTCTCTACGTTCTCCAAAAACTTTTTCCACGCCTTCAATCAAAAGACTTTCTTCTCTGCGCTCTTCTGGTGTTCCAAAGCCTAGTGGAGCAGCTCCACGAACTTGTTCAATTTCAGATTCAGCTGATCGTCTAGCTTCAGCAGGAGACATGCCTGATTCTTCAAGCTGTCTTGTTCTTTCTAAACGATAAGCATCTTCATCTTTAATAAGTTGCTGCTGAATATCTTTAATTTCTGCTTCACCAACTTCAGGTTTAGGAGCAAAAATCTGTTGCAAATCTTCAGGTGTAAAAAGTTCTTGTGTTGCTTGAAAAACAAATCTTCCAGTATCAGGAGCAGGTTTTCCATCTATTTCCAGAGGACCGCCATAAAGTTCCTCTGCTCTTTTCTTGATTGCTTCTTTCTGTTCTGTTGTAAAAGCCATTTATAATACCTCAAGCTAGTGGTTCGGAGACGTCTGATTCTAGGATGTCTTTGGCAACAAGGTAACGATGTGATTCGGACCTCTTTTGCGGATCATTTTGGAATGCTCTGCTTATTTCATCATAAGTCATTTTAAAAGCTTGTTCCTTTCCGCGATTGACGTCGTATAGCTTATCAACTATAACATAATGTTCTGGTCTGTTTTCTTCTGGAAGATTAGTTTTTGCCAATCTTTGAAGTTTTTTCGGTGTTCTAGCAAGCTTAGTACCTTCTGAAACAACATCGAATTTATATTTATCTTTTCTCTGTCTAGAAGAACCTTGTGGCGGACCAGCTGGCTCCATAGGAAATTCTTCTTCTTCAAGTTCAAAGTCTTCTGGTCTAGCTTCTTTGGATTGATAACCTGAAACAGCACTAATGTCTCCACCGCTTTGACGAATTCTTTGAGCGATTCCACGAAGTGCTACCTCAGAAACAACCTTTGGAGGTTCTACATCTGCAGGAACTTGCTGTTCGAATGTTGCAAAGACTGGGAAACCAGTTGGTCCAAAGATAATGCCACTTTGTCCATCAAAGACATAGCCACCACCAAGTTCAGCCTGACCTTCTTTGACCTGGACCTGAGGTTCTACAGTAACTTCACTTGGTGCGAAAACAATTTCTTCATCAGTAACTTCACCTGGTTCCAAAACTTGACCTGGTGCAAAAACAATTTCTTCATCAGCTGGAAGGGTAACTGGAGCACGAGCAGTAGCTGCAGGTCCCATTTCAGAAATAGGCGGAACCGGTTCTTGTAGAGGTTCCAATCCTCTGTCTATTGATTCTAGTCTTTCTTCAGCTCTTCTCATTGCAGCAGGACTTGATACTTCTTCTTGTCCAGCCATGCGAGGCGGTTCAAATTCACCTGCTGGTCTACGTGGTCTATCACGAAGCAGTAATTCACCACCACGACGAGGTGTAAATTCTTCTGAAGATAGTACAGTTTCTAGTCTTTCAGGCTTAGAAAGTTGTGCTTCTATTTCTCCTAGTTGCCTATCAACATCTAAGATAAGAGCACCCGCCATTTCGCCACCAATAGCCATGGCTTCTTCACGACGATTTAATAAGTCTGCTTTTTGTCTTTCTAATGATCCTCTAAGTGCTCTTTCTTCTTCTACACCACGAGCAAATTCCTGAACACGCTCTTCTGCTAATCCTTGTTGAACGAAAGGAGCAGTTCTACGACGACGAGGTGCAAGACCAAACATGCCTCCACCTTGACCTATGACACCAACTTGTTCAGCAAAACCTTCTCTTGTTCTACGAAGAAGATCAGCATCTAATCCGCTAGTAGCAGCTTGACGTTGGAGAAGTAGCTGTTCTAAGTCTCTATCAAGTGCTTCAATTTGCTGATCAATGGTAGGTCCAGCTGGAGCAACTTTTGCCCCCTCAGCAGGAGCTTCAGCCTGCTGATCGATTAGACCAGCCTGCTGATCCATTAGACGCATTCTTCTTAGAAGACCTTCTCTAACTTCACCAGGTAATCCGGCTCCTTCTCTTACTGTTTCTGTTATTTCTTTAGATTCACCAGTTGTTACAGGTCCTGATTTTAGTTGGACTGTTATTCCAGGTATAGTTTTTGTTCTTATTTGCTTAGAAGTTGCTTCTTCATCTCTTTGAATTATTCTTGCACCAGCTAAATAATCACGATTAGCAGACCCGGGATCACCACGCTCACCTTTTAAAGCAGCTGCCTGAAGTTGCTTACGCTGATCCTGAAGTACTTTGATTTTGTCATCGTAATAGTCTTTGCGCATTTTTGCAGAAGACAATTCCATTTTGAGCATGGCTGCTTCGTTCTTTTGGATTTCTTCCCACACTTTCCATCTGAGATCAGTATAAAGTGTAGCCCAATTCTTTCCAGTCGTGGTCTTACCGGTTGGTTCTCTAGGCTCTAAAATATAGACATTACGTCCATTTACATTGCGGATAGCCATTATTGCTCCTTATTTACTTTGTAAAGCTGTAAGATATCTCATCATTTCAGGATTTTCTATAGCAAGTTCGTACATACCACGTGCTTCATCCGGTGCTACACCAAGTTGCTGTGAAAGAGCCTGAACCTTTGCTGGTGATATATCTTTCTGTCCTTGAACTATAGCTTGCTGAGCAGATGCCGTAAATCCTGCTTCAATACCAGCACCAGCAATAGAACCAACAGCACCAACTAGTTCTCTGCGTCTTTCCTCAACAGCTGCTTCCAAAGCTCTCATTTCGTCTTCTTCTCTTTGTCTTTCAGCAAGATCAGCTTCTAGAATCTTTTGACCAACGCCTTGTTCTAGTTCCATTCTCTGCTGTTGTGATGCCTGTGCTTGTGCCAGAGCTTGACCGCCTCTTGCGGAACCACCACCAGCAAGTAAAGCTTTCTGTTGCTGTGCTGCTTGTTCTGCAGCCACATCAGCAGTAGTTCTCAATCTACCACCAATAGCGGCTTCTTCTTTTGCTGTTAGACCGAGCTCACCGCGTTCTTCTCTTCGCTTTAATGCTTCTAAGCGCTTTTTGTTTTCTCTGGCTAATTTGCTTGGAAGAAGTGCTGGAAGGTTGCTTGCCGTTGCTCCTCCGACGCCTGCTAAAACTGCTAATGTAATTGGATCCATGAGAATCTCCTTTATGTAATTATATATAACTTAAAATTGTTTTTTTCGATAGATTATTATGTGTAGAAAACTTCTGCCTTAAATTGTCTTGCGCCTAAGTAACCTTCTTCTACTTTGGCATTAGCGTAAACTGAAAATTTATAGTGTCCTGCTGGAAGGTTTCTCAAAACAGCAGACCAACCAATCCAACGACGAAGACCTCTTTTGATTTCTGGATCTTCATCACCAGCAGGCGAAGGCTTACCAGTTGCTCCAAAAGGACTTACATTACCTGCTGCCGCTGGTGTAGTCATAGCAGCTTCCTCAAAAGAATAAGATCTGGTCTGTTCTACAAAGTTTAGTTCATTATCGTCGTTGTAGGTGTAAGCCAATTTTAGTGTAGTGTCCCAGAAGGCAGAGGTAGCAACCTCTTGCTCTGCTGAAACCGAGGTAGTTCCAAAAGTAATAATAATGTCTGCTGATCTTTCTAGATAAATAGCCGGTGAAGTTTCGTAAAGAGAGGTCCAAACAGGCAAAGTGTTATCATTTAGACGGGCTTTTTTGATTGTGTTAGTCCAATAGGCTCTATCAATCTGTTGGTCTATTACCTGACCGCCAGTAGCAATTCCTGAAACAAAAGAATATTCATTAGTGATTGGTTGATAATCACCTAACTGGAATTCTTCAGTTCCAAAAACATTTGTTCCATAATCACCACCAGCTATGTTTTGGTTGATATATTCTTTTAGTTCTTCGTCATTTCCATTTATGTCATCGGCATTCAGAACACCGGCACTAGGAATGTTATTTGGTTTTACATAAGCCATTATCTTCTAGCCCTCACTGCAATAATGTTATTTCTTGTTATTCTCAAAGTGTTTCCTGAATAATTTACTTTGGCTTGTAGTTCTATCTTTTCCAAAGTTCTACCAGCACCAGCATTTTCTATGTAAAGCCCAGAAAACTGGAAGGTTTGGTAAGAAAGAGGAACACCTGTGTTTTCTGGTTGTCCGTTAGCACTAGTCTCATATCTACTTGTTCCACCAGCCATAGTGGTAAATGAATAGCCCCATTCACCAATTGTCAGTTGTGAGGTAGGACCACCATCGTTGTAAAAAAGAGAAAGCCTGAAAGCATAGTAGTTTCTATCTCCATTTGGTGGAAGAGCTGCGGAATCATAAGTGTTTTCTATGGTAGTGTTTCCTACTAATCCAGAACATTCTACACGAAGAACCTCATATTGTTCTGGCTGGTAGTTTAGTGTTACTTCACTGTAATTAGGAGCAACATTTTGGATTGGAACATAAGAAGTTGAGGTAATCTCTTCTGGTGTAGTTCCGTCATAAACAAAATCATAAATTTGATTTAGAGCATTTGGATCTTGTAGGTGAGCGATAGTAATCCAATTGTCTGCTGTGTTTTCTGTGTCTATGTTTCCGCTTGCAGTTGCTACATCATCATAGGGCTGATTTAGCTGAGCACCTGTTGGAATATCTCCGTCTTCAAATAAATTGTTTTTTACGATAGGCATTAGTTCTCCTTATCTAAACTGGTTTCTACACCAGATCCTAGCACTAAAAATCTTAAAATCTGTTGCATGACCTTGTAGTGACGGAGCACCAGAGGCATACCAGTTATTTAGTTTTACACGAACATCAATCTGAATAGGTTGAGAACCACAAGCAACAGCAAAAGGAATTTGTGTGGTGTGTCGTCTTGGATAAATTCTTCCTGTTCGGGCAACACCAACATTATTTACATAAACTTGTAATTCAGTCCACCAGTCATTACCACGACCTCTTGGAACTATGTTGCCGTCTCCGTCATCAACAGAATAAACATCGTTGCCGTGTTCCCAATCAACAACAGCACAACCAATAAGCATTCCTTCTTTGGCATCAAACTGTAGTGGGAAATTATCAAAACCACCGCTAGTATCTAATTCAGCTAGTCTATTAAAACCTGCTGACCAAAAGTCTTGTGAAGGATCAACAGAAAGAACTGGATCATAAATGTCTGATGCTCCACCATCTTGGTTGTAAGTTCTGTAAGTTTCGTAATAAGCTTGTGTCTGAAATATAATGTTATTCTTTACAACATTACCACTAGAACCACCAGGATTGGTAGGTAGTTTTATGTTGTCTTGATCTACACGAAAGAGAGGCAAGTTGTTAGAATCTAGACCACCATTAAATTCGTCCAGATGCTTATCTAGATTTGCTGTAATGTTGTCAGTCTTTACTTGCTGAAATTGGTGTAAAGGTTTATCTGTAAATGTTTTAGCCATCAGTAGGGTTGTCCTTTCTGTAAACGGGTTCTTTGGTTCAGTGGTGACTGATCTGAAGTGTTGTAGTTTATGTTGTAGCCCAAAATGTGGAAAGGCTTGCCGTCAGGTTGTCTGACACGAAAACGGAAGTTCTCTACCAACTTTGTATTTACATCCCAGCGGATTACAACAATTCTTCCACCACGTAAGGCATCTTGACCAATCTGGAAAGGTGCTTTGGTAACTGTGTTGTCTGCTGGACCAAAGACAGGATCTTCATTAGCAGTAAAAACAATTTCTGATTTAGAAGGCTTTTGTCCGCCAGCGGCATACCAAGTAGTGTCGTAGTCATAACCCCAATCAAGGAAGACTTGATTATCTCCGTAAGAAACCATTTCTATTTCTACACCAAAGACACGATGCTTATCAGCAGAATCTCCAAAGTTAGTCCAGTTAGATTCCCAAGTGTTTCCACCAAGTGGGATCTCGGCTCCTGTGTAAGACCTCTCACCCTGTCCACCTGCTGCTCCTGCCGTTAAACTTTTTCCCCAGTAGTTTACACCTGACCAAACTTGTAATCCGACTAGAGATCCGATAGCTGAAGTGGTGTTGGGATCAGAAGCCGTACCATTAGCTAGACGCCAATCAGGTCTTGTTCCAAAAATAAAGTTACCATTTGGATCGGTCTGAATTGTAGTAAATGACCAAAGGTATTCATCATCTTTATTATCAGAACCTCTAAATGAGAAAGATCTATTGTAAGTGTGGATTACAATTCCTCTTGTTGGAACTACCTCTCCTTTTCTAACATAATGCAGCCAATATTCTTTTTCTTTCTTGGAATAGGCAGCACAGCAGTTTGCTAGGGCTGGAATGTTTATTGCCTGAATAGCCTTACCAACTAGATCTGAAATCTTTACAACAGAAACTTGTGAGCCACCATCTAGACCACCAGTAGCAGCATAAATGCCGTCTTTATTCAGAAAGACTACACCAAGACCGGGAACTAAACAAATAGTGTTTGTAGCAGTAGTGCCTATGTCTGGTGTTAGTGGTGAAATAGTAAGACCTTGTGGTCCCTGTCTAATAATATCTATTGCTGATTCACGGAAAACTAGGAGGCTGTTGTAGTAAGCATAGAGAGCAGTAATGTGTCCACCAGCTGAAGAACCAACATCAAAGTAATTGAACGTTCCAAACTGTTCTGGTAGTCCTGCCTCGCTGTAAATAATTCTTGTAGAATGGTCTGCTCCACCAGCAAGCCACATTCTGTTGTTCCAAGCAGCACCAAACTGATAAGTTGTTGAGATTGCTTCACTAGCGGTTAGTGCAGGTGCAGGTGTTACTAGTGCTGTGTCAGGAACAACATCAATAAAAGAATTACAAGAA